TGATGACCCCATGCCGATCAAATCAAAGGCAAACGTCGCATCTGCGTTCGATGTCAGTGTAATCGAACCGCCAGTAGCTTCGACACCCTGATAGCGCATCATTGTGTTTGTACCGCCAGCACCAGCCGCGATTGCGTTTTCAATAGTGAACGATTGTGTGTCCTTGCCGCTTTTCAATACGTCTGATGACCAAGTTCCTTGAAGTAGGCTCTCGAAGAAATCATCATATGCGCCATAAACTAGCGGGCCTGACATATTGCCAGTGACGTCGATGCCAGCAATCGCGGTTTCTACCGCTTCGCCTTTTGCTGCGAGCGAACGATGCTCGACGATGTTAGGTGTCGCCGTCATATTGATCGGAACGTCACTGTTCGTGAAGGATGGGGTCGACGGTGTGGTTCCCGCCGTAGTTTCAGCCACAAACGCACTCCGTAGCTGATTAGATGCAATGCCAGTCATGTTGTGGCCTCCTATTTATACTCATAACGCACAAAGGGTGCGATAAGCGTTGCGATGTGAAAAGGTATATCAGATATTTGACCAGAAATATACGGGTGCTGTTGCTCTGGTGAGAACCTGATAAACTCATTAGTTGTTGCCAAGGCACCCGCATCTGTAATTCGCTTGTCAAAGAAAAGCCCCTCTAAAGTCTCAGCGTAACCCCGCCAAGCCTCTGTGCCCTTTCCGTTTTCGGTATAAATTTGAACCTGCACCTGACCGACATATTCAATACGATTGCTTGCCGCACCGATAGAACCCTGCAAAACGTCGCCATTTAGGATAGATACGCTGATGCTATTGAAGCTAGGCTCAAACTCGTGACCATCGAAGCCGATAGGCGTTGCCGCCGCCCATTGGGTCTGAACATAGGTTTCGATTGCTTTTCTTTCGGTTGAATAGCTCATGATCTAACTGGCCCCACCAAGACGTTCTTATATTTTTGATTGGCATTGTTTACCGTAATTGAAACCATACCTTTTGGGGCTTGCTTTGACCAACCGTTTTCTAGACGATTTGCATAGGGCAAGTTATTCTGAATATAGATCGTCGATTGCGCCTTGTAGTCAAACGTCGAAATCTTAGTTGTGCCTTCATTAATAACCCTGCTGCCGCTTTTGTCAGTTTGGGTCTTGGTACTCATATCAGGAGTGTTATTACTGACGATCCAATTGCCACGAAAGCGACCAGTATCGACAGGGGATTTCTGCACGATCCCGCGCAAGCAATACATTCCAATTACCTGAACGACGTCGTTGATTTCATCGTCAAGTAAATCCAGCGAATGATCAATCTGTAGGGAAAACTCACGCGCACTCATTTTTCCAGAACCACCCCATATTGAATGGCAAGCGATCCGACGATCTTCTGCGATGCTTTAACGTCATAATCGACGCTTTCGACGGTTAGCTTGTAACCCTCTTTGATAACCTCTGAAAAGCCCTCGAACAAAACTAGCTGCCGCTTTGATCCGATAACCGCATCAGGGAAAATATCACGCGCTGGGGTATCTGTATCGAACAAAGCCCGTCCGTTCAGGGTTGTCGTTGTGGTTGTATAAGTACCTGTCGTCGGATCGTAAACGCCCTGCGTCTCATATTCTATGGTCGCATCGTAAATGACGTCGGTGATGGCTAAATCTACCGCGTCAAAGGCTGCATCTGCGATTGCTGTGACCGTTGTACTCATCCACGCATCACCTTAATTTGTGCGCCACCGAAAACCGTGTAAGGAGCTAGGAGGCCTTCGATGGCAACAAAGCGAGGCGTTTCACGAAAGTTTGTGTACTCCACCTCGGTTTCTACTGGCCCTGCCTTGTTCTTTTCACGCACCTTTGCACCGCCTTCTACCGTGGCAAATGGCTTTGCACCGTTATTGATCAAATAAGCCAATTCAGCCTGCGCGTCCTTGATGTCTTGTGGAACCGTATCAGGGTCTATAGGCCAATCTTTAATAAGCATAACCCCTGTCAAACGAGGCCATTTCATAGTTTGATAACGGTACTGCTGCTCGCCCACGAACTCGTAATTGCGATTAATAAAATCTCCCGCTTGGATAAGGTGCGCTTCTTTGTTGGCTGTGGAAACAGATGACAAATCAATATTACGCGACGACCAATAACTTTCGTACTCGGCAACGGTAATAAAGCTGTTTGTGGTTGTCCCACCGACTGTCGTATCCAGTGCCATTATTTAGCCGCCTTCTTCTTAGGTGCCTTCTTTGCTGCTGGTTTCTTTGCTGGCGCATCATCAAATAATTCGTGCTTCTTTGCATCGAAGTCTGCTTTGTTGATAATAGCGAAACCGTCTTTGTGCTTTATTTTAACCGTTTCCATATCTTCACCATTTTACCTTTGCCGCCCAATAAGCCGCTGACATGCGACCCTTTTGGATGTTCTTGCGGTGTCTAGCCAAGAAGGACTTTCGCCGCGCTTTCTGTTCTGCCGTTTTAGGATTGCTGCCCGCGCCCTTGACGCCTTGCTGCCCAAAACGGATCGTCTTTACTCTATTGCCAACCTTAGCCAAGACGACGTGCGATTTCGTCGGGTGGTTAGGTGTGCGCTTTGGTTTATTATAACCCGAAACGCCTAACTTTTTAAGTCGGGGATCACGCTTTTTCATCTCAACCGCCTAATCGCCCTACGCTCGGCCTTCGTATACCTAGCGGATTGTTTGCCCGCCTTGGTTGCTTTGTTCTTTGCCCTCGAACCCGCCGCCTTCTGTGCTGGGGTGAGGCTATCGCGCACCGACTTGGGTAAATATCGGCTTTTTCCCTTCTTGCCGACATAATCCCATTTCTGCCGCGTCCATTTCTTTAAGCTACGCTGGGTTTTCTTCAAGGCCATTACTTGTAACCTCCACCCGCTGCTTTGTATCGACGCGCCAACATCTGCGCTTTTCTAGCTGACCACTGCCCCGCTCGCCCGCCTTTCGATCCGCGCTTGATCGCGTAAAACATACGCTTGCGCATCGCTGGCTTGGTATAGTTACCAGCCGAATTGACCGACGATTTGCGTTTCTTGCGTGGCATTACTTTTTCTTCTTTTTAGCCTTCTTCATCTTCTTTTTGACGACTAGGCCTTTTTTCTTGAGATATGCTCGTGGCATTTGTTTACCTCCAAAGTGAGAAAGGGGGCCGAAGCCCCCGATCTATTAACCCATGACGATTGCGATACCGTCTGAGTTCCATGCTTTGTAACCCCAAACCGCGCCGACTTGGATCATTGCTTTGTTGAAGCCTTTATAGACAGAAACTTCGAACACTAGGCCTGATGTTGGGTCTTGAACGATCATCGTGTCCTCGGCTGCGTCACCGCCAACTGGTTTCGCTGGTGCGCGCATAACCAATTCCATCGCCGCTTGGTGCATCAGAACGTTTGCAGTGTAGCTGTTGCCAACTGTGATCGCTGCGTTGTCTGCTGCTGCTGCGCGTAGGCCTGTGTCACCGATTGCGAATGAGCCAGATGCTAAAGCAGTATTTACGACGTATTTGTTGCTGTCACCTGCGATTGTGATGATGTCGCCAGCTAGGATTGTTCCTGAGCCGCCATCAGCTGCGATTGTTGTGTCGCCGATTGCAGATGAGGCATCGTTGACCAAATATGATGCGCCAGTACCTTTTGTGTGCGAGATCACTTGACCAGATTCTTTGATCATCACGCCCATCAAATCAAGCATTGTGCCACGACGTAGCAGTTCTTCACTGCCCGATGTGTTTACTTGGTTAAGTGTTGATAGGTTGCGAAGGTTTGTGCCTGCCGCAGTGTTGATGACCAAGGATGAACGACCATCGTTCATTGGCATACCGTTATCAGCAAGAACCTGACGTGCTTCTGCTACGGTATTGAAGTTTGAAGCGAAAGGTGTCGTGCCTGCTGTACCAACTGCGCGTGAAGCGTTTTTATATGCTTCCTCAGCTAGGTCAGCTTCCATTTCGTTGACAAGTGTACGCATCGCTTGCTGAATTTGTGCGCCATAGACGCTTTCATAGCCCGCGCCACCGTCCAAGAAACGGACATCTTCGCCTGTGTATGGGATTTGAACACCGCGCTGGTTTGTAAGCGTTAGTGTTTTGTTAGTCAACGTCTGGTCTGTGCCTTCAGGGATTGTCATCGATGGTGTGATGTCAACCGCTGTCGCCGCTGGTGTTGAGAAAGAACGAACGTTCTGTCCAACTGCAACTTCTTCGGGAGATGAGTTTACTGTTGATGCTGGGATGAAGCCGACTAGCTCGCGGCCTACGATGTCAGCGGCACGATAGATGTCAGCCGCCAGATTTGTAAGGGTGTTTGCCATGTCCCTAATTCCTTCTGCTTGCGGTCAGCCTAAATGACTTTGCCGCCGTTTTTAAAGAAACGTGCGCGTTCAGATTGACCCATTCGGTTGAATTCATCTCGCGTCACGGATTTATTGCCTGTGTTTCCACCTTGGCTCGCTGGTGGTTTTCCTCCACCTGAAACGCCGCTATCTCTTACAAATAGCTGTCCCGTTCCTGACGCTGCTAGTTCTTTTGCCAGATCGCTAATTGTAGCGTATCCATCGGCCCCCGAACCAGCGAGGGGTTTGGAACCATCCGCTGCCATTATACGCGGATTTCCTAAATCGTCAATTTGCAATCTATTTTGCGCCATCAGGGTCAAAGGCTCCAACCCTTCTGCGACGATACTTTGTGCCGCTAATGCCGATTTTAATTCAGCCATAGCGTTTTGCTTGACCAAGCCAATGCGCTGGGAGCGTTCTGCGTTTAGTTGCTCCTCATATTGCGCCTTGATCTGGGCGATTATTTCTTCGTTGTTAGCTTGCGGTTCTGGTGCGGGTTGCGATTGCAACGCCTCCATCTCAGCTTTCAGACGCTCGTTTGTTTTGCGTCTGCGCATAGCTTCTTCATTTGCATCCAGTAGCTTTTGGTTGGTTTCCTTTAGCTGCGCCTGCAATTCTTGAATAATTGCTGCATTAGGGTCTGGTTGCACTTCGGTCTCGACGGTTTGATTTTCTTCGCTCATTTTGGTTCCTCATTACAGGCCTGCTTTGGCCCACGCTGCGCTTTCGCGCTGTTTCAATTGGTCTAACGTTAGCTCGTTACCTTGGCGATCAACGAAACGCTCCATCGTTATACCCGCTCTGAAAAGTTGGCCCTTTTTACGACCCAACACTTCATTCTGGAAAGCCACTGGCTGTTTACGCAACCACTGGTCATAATTTAGCTCCGCAGAAACCTGTCCATTCATCGACGCTCTGGTTTCTTGCGTAATACCCTCATCGACATCAATACCTAGCTCTTTGAGGGATTTTATCACTGGGATTGTAGTCGAGCGGCAGTTTGCATGGGCTGGAGGCATTGGCCCTTTGTCCTTTTCGTATATCTTGCCGTCCCGCGCCCGACAAATAGCCGAGGTGCGGCTGTCTAGCGTAGCGACCCATTCGTATCCTTTGATAACCCTCTTATTACGCTCGTAGACGACCTTGCGGGCTGTGTTGGCAGTATGGGCTAGGGAAGTGCGAACAACCGCTTCTACGCTGCGCCTGCTTCTATCCATGACGCCCTTGGTGGTTCTTGTTCCTCGGATTGCGCGGATAATTTGATCCGTTGTCTGTCCGTCGACGTATCCCTGACGAATAACCTGTTTCACTTGGGTAAAGGTTGCCTCGGGTACATCCCGCCACCATTCCTTGAGTACCTTGCCCGAAAAGGGACGCGCCATCACCGCAGCAATTAGCTGCTCCTCGGATGC